ATAGCTGCATGTTTATCGTTATTTATAGCGTTAGATTTGTCTTAAGACATAATTGCTTAATTCCTTGCCGGTTTCAATATAGTTTATATTAAGGTTCACTTTCTTTTATTTATAGAAAGGATATTTATCCGGTCAAATGTTCTTCTATTAGGTAGTCCGATTAGGTATTTAAGTTTTTCTAAAACCCCTTCTTATCATTTTTGTCCGTTTTTGTTTTATATGAGGTCTTAATTAGTTTTTGACTATACCTCGAAATTTTAAAATGTATTTTATACACCAAAAATATGAACATCTCCCAAAAATATCTTGTTAATAACAATAAGTTTATTATCAAGAAGTTTTGATCATTCTTATTTGATCAACTCTCTACTACTTTAAATGATTATATCATTGTATCGCAAATTAAAGTAGACTAATATCTAATGTTTTCTTGCTCTGATCTTCAGATTTGATTTAACTAAAATTCGTGGCGAATTTTAGACGTTTTATAGTTAGGAGGTACAGCAAGTGCTGTATCGTTTTTAGCTGTAGAGAGCTCACTCTAGTATGGCGAGTTTAAACCCACCGCACCCTGCGTATACTGGATAAACCCCCTTACCTTCTTTAAAATGGAACAATTAAACAGCCCCCGTATTGTCGATAATGCTAGTAACAATGGCCCAGAGTCTATTACTAAGCATAAATTGTTTGAAAGATATTTGTTTTTTGATCAAAGTGACGTTAATACTTATTTCTATAAGAAGAGAACCTTGAGTAATCTAGAGTTTCTTTCTTATAAACGTAATTTAGATAATATGGCTAAAATAATTAATCCTACTTTAGCCGATGTTGATCGTAAATTCAAAGAAAAGTTGGTTAATGATTCTCAGGACGGTTTTTCAAAATCATATAGTAAGAAAAAACGTTTCTGGGACATTGATCCACAGTGTATTTCTGAACCTTTTATTGGTCCAGTTGATTTTTATGAATTTGTTGAAGAATATGCTTCTTCTCCAGAGGAATATGAATATTTAAATGATAGTAGGAATAGAGTGAATTTTATTCTTCGTAATATTTCTAGTACTACTATCAATCATTATGAAATTATGGAAACAGCTTGTGAAGATATTAATCGCGTTTGCGGTTATTTTAATGAATTGTTGCCTGAGGGATGTGAGCCTCAATCTAATGACCCTTTTGCTTCTTTCAATGATGTTGATGCGTTATTGGAATATGAAGATAAGATTTTTCATGATAAAGAAAAGTCTTATAAGGAAGCTTGGGATGATAACCTTCCTCCTGAGAAGGAGTTAGAACCTCAATCCTTTTTCAGTGCTTTTACTGATCCTTTAGGATTGAAGAAACTAAGTGAGCATTTACCTGATGTATTAGATACTATTGGTGATAAATTGCCCGATACTGAAGAAAGACAGAAACTTTTAAATACTCTTAATAATTTTGAGAGGAAAGTTCCTTCTTTTATGTCAGGAGTTAGTAGTGAAACGCTACAATCTACTACTGATATCTTGACTGGTATTGGAACTATGAGTCCTACCATTTTGGTCGCTATTACTGCTGCTTGGTATGCTCATTCGAGAACTTGGCCTTCTTATGCTATGTTCATAGGAAGTGCCATTTATTTTGTTATTAAGAGTCCTGATCAATTAACTTTTCTTTTAAAGTTATATATGAATCTTAGTGATAAGATACCTGAGTGTCCTGATTTAGATATGGACGCTATTGAACCTCAATTTTCTGATTCCACTTTGGAGTTAGTAGGTTCCATTATTGCCTCAGCCCTTATTGGTGTTGTAGGCGCAGGATCTAAAGTTTCTGCTACTGCTCTGACATTAACTTTTGTCAAAGACTTTAGTAGAGCAAAACTTGGAATGGTAGAGATTTCCAAATTGATAGTTAAATTTGTAGAATCTCTAGTTAATTTCTTTCGAGAAACCTTTTTAGATTTACCATCTGTGAGATTTCTAGATTCTTGTTCTCGCGAAATTGATATGTTTACTGATGAAGTTAGAGTTTATTCCTTTAAATTCAATAGAGGATCTCTTCCTTCAACAGAAGAAACATATTCAAGTATTGTTTGTCTTTTAGAAGTAGGAAAACACCTTCTTAAGACAATTCCTAAAGATAAGTATACAGATGCGTCGTTGCGTATGATTCATGATGATTCAAAGTCATTGCAACGTATTCTAACTGAGTTGGAGCGTCAAGATGTTACTCTTAAAGGAATGAGGCAAGAACCTGTAGGTGTTTTATTTGCGGGTGGTCCTGGTACTTCCAAGTCTCTAGCAGCGGCTTATTTATGTAATACTGTTGCTCCTGATGGGTTAACTCCTGAAGAGAGAGCGGAATTCGATTCAAATCCAGGTCCCTTTATCTATTCTAGAAAGCAAGAGATGGTTTTCTTTGATGGATTAACTAATAGAGCTAGGGTTTTCTTTTATGATGACCTTTTGCAAGCTCGTGATGTTGCCGGTTCTCCTGCGTGTGAAGCTATGGAACTTATTAGAATTATTAATTCTGAAGAGTATAGTGCTCATATGGCTCATTTGGAGAATAAAGGCAATGTTTATATTAGACCTAAATATGTTGTTGCCACTACTAATCAGCCTAATCTTACTTCTAATGCTATTGTTTCTAATAAAGCATTGAAGCGTAGATTCGCTTTGAGTTATGTCGTTGTCCCTAAGGCGGCTTATACTATGGATTGTGATCTTAATAATGACTTATGGAATCGCCGTATCGATTATACGAAGTTACCTATTTCTAGTTTGGAGGGTATTGATTATCCCAAACTTAAGGGTTTAGAGATTTCTGATCTTCGTCCTGAGCATTTAGAATATCATGAATTTGATTTACTTAATAATGCTTATACTGGTGAAATTCATACTTTTGACGAAGTTGTTACGCGTGCTCGCAAAATAGAGTTTGTTAAGCGTAAGCAATTTGCTCTTCATAAGGAGAATCTTAGAAATATGATTAAGAAATATTCTAAGATTTATGAATTGGAGGTGGAAGAATTTAAGCTTCCTGATGATTATAGTTATGATCCAGATGAAGATGATTCTGATGATGAGGATGATACTTTTATTGATAGTTTAACTCTCACAGATAATATGCGTCGTGAGATTGAGCTGCTGTTATGTCAAGATTCTAAATATGCCAATTATCTTTTTAATTTGGTTTCTAAAGATAGACTATTTAGTCATTCTGACGATATGATTGATGTTTTAGTTGACGGAGTTGGTTATCATCAACTGATTGCTGATATTATCGCTAGTAAGAAGTATCAATCTGATGCTTTTGCTTATGTTCGACGTCCTAAGCGTCTCCATGTTCGAGTTTTTGAGAGTGTTAAGAAATATGTTGATAAATTTCTTGATTTGTTGCCTTCTTGGAAGTCTGTTAAGAAATTTTTATCTGTTAATTATGATCTTATTATTTCTGTTCTTTCTTTTATTGCAGCTAGTAGTTTTCTTACTTTTGCTGCCAGGTGGTTATATACCTGGTGGACTGGAAAACCTGCTCCTCAATCTTTTGGTCATAGCCAGAAATTACGTACTCCCAAAACTAAGACTCCTTATTTTAAGAGTGCTCAAGCTATGAAAGCTTCTCTGATAGTTAATGCTCAATTGGGAGTTGAACCACAGTTTGGTGATGATTCGTCTGGCGTCGATTTAATCGATTCCATTGTTCGCCGTAATTGTTTTAAGTTTGAGTCTTTGAACGATGATGGTCAGTGGAACACTATGGGTTCTATCACTTTTATTGATGGACGTATAGGTGTTATGCCATACCATTTCATTCTTAAACTTTTTGCTGGTGTTCAAGCAGATCCAAAGCGTTTGAAGCGTGCTATTAGATTGAGTCATGGCAAGAATAGTGTTGAAACTGATTTGTTGTTTACGGTCGAAGAAATTATTCATGGCCACCAAACTGGTTGTCTTGCCAATAAGGATCTTGTTTTAGTTGAATTTCCCAAGAGATTTTCGGAACGTAGGAGAATTGTTAAATTTTTTGGTCGTCGTAAACAGCTCGAGTATAATACAACCAATCTTGAGATTGTACTTGCAAATATCTCTAGAGATAGAGGTTTTTATTTTGGTAGAGGAGCAAGATTTCCTGATATTCTTGCCATAAACGAAAGACATGTTGGTGTTCCTTACACCATTGATGAATCTTTTACTTATGATATTCCTACCAAATCTGGCGATTGTGGTTCTCTCATGGGTATTTTGAATTCTTCTCAAGATGAGAAGATTTTCGGTATTCATGTTGCTGGTCATACACATTATGGTGATGGTTTTTCTGCTATTGTTACTCAGGAAGAACTATTGGAAGATTTAAAGCTTTTTGATGACCAGCTTATTAGTGAGGAACCTGATTTTATTGAACCTCAATCTAGTGATTTTGATAAACCACTTAGATTTGAAATTATGGGTAAAACTAAATTGGTTCCTTCTCGTAATACTAGTACAGACATTCGTAAGTCTCGTATGTTTGGTCTTCTTGGCGATAATGGATTATATCCAGCCATGTTAAGACCATTTCTTATGGATGGAACTTTGATTGATCCCTTGCTCAATGCTCAAATGAAATATTGCCAACCTGATATTCTTATAGACTATGATCTTGTTAGAGAATGTTGTAAGAATTATTTCTCATTTATCGATTGGACTGAAGTCCATGATGTCGATAGGAGAGTCTATACAAATGAAGAGGCCATTTATGGTCTGGACTATGATGTAGATTTTGGTTCTATTTCTTCCAGTACCAGTGCTGGATGGCCTATGAATGTTCAAGGCTGTCGCAACTATAAAAAAGAATTATTTTCTTATGCGTTTGGTACTTATGAACAAGGTATTCTTTTTGATGAAGTATGTGTTCTTGTTGATACTATTATAAGTAAAGCTTACAATAATATTCGCATGTTTCATGTTTTTACTGATAATCTTAAAGATGAGCTTAGAGAGAAAGAGAAAGTTTTGGCTGGCTCTACTCGTTTGTTTTCTGGTTGTGAATTCACCTATTTAATAGCTTTTCGTCGTTATTTTGGTGCTTTTGCTTTGTGGTATATGAAGAACAGGATATCCAATGGTTCTGCTATCGGTGTTAATCCTTATTCTTCAGAATGGAATTCGATTGCTAAGCGTTTGATTGCTATTTCAGCTTCGAATATTTTAGCAGGAGATTATTCTAAATATGACGGTAGTCAAAAACCTCTTATTCACTTATTGATTCTCGATGAGATCAATAGGTGGTATAATGACGGTGAAGACAATTGTCGTATTAGATCTATATTATGGATGGAAGTATATAATTCTCGTCATATTGTTGACGGAGTTATATATGAGTGGTTGAGTGGTCTTCCTTCCGGACATCCCTTTACTATTATTATAAATACTATTTATAATCATATAGTGGCTAGGTATGTTTGGTTTAGATCAGTTGGTAGTCATTCTTCTTATAATGACAACACTTATGCTGTTGTTCAAGGGGATGATAT